GTATTCCCAATTGATAATACGCCACATGTTGTCAAGATATCGCTCTTTGTTGCTCTGGTAATCCAGGCTCCAATCATGTTCCCACCAGTCAATCAGCAGGGCAATGTCTGTCCGTTTGGCATGATTGCGTATGGTTTTGATTTCGCCCGATCTAGACATGTAGATCCAGCCCGAACCTTGTAGTTTCATGGCTTCTTTCTTAAACTCGTCTTGGAATCTATCAAAGCTGGTCCAGCGACGATTAATCAAGGCCAAGCTGGTACCGTGAGGTTTGTTGCCCGATTTAGGCGGTTGCAGTTGTGGGAAGAATATGTTATGTAAGAAAGCACCAGCTTCATTAAAGGCAGCGTCACCTTCTCCGGCGTTGTAACGATCTACATAACCTTTTGCCAGTTTACCGTAGTGATAATTCACAGTGGCTAAGGTCATCACTGGCGCTAATCCCTCACGGGAATAGGGCAGTTTTTCTAATACTAGAGGACTGCTGCTTTTATCTTCGATAAGATCAATGGCTTGTCGTATTTGCATTACTTGTTGCGATACACTACTCGGCCACGAGTCATGTCATATGGGCTCATTTCTATGTCTACACGATCTCCCATCAGTATCTGGATGTTGTGCTGTCGCATTTTACCAGCTAGTGTAGCAATAATCTTGTGTTTATTCTCTAACTCTACCCTAAACATTGCATTGGGTAATACTTCAAAAACCTTACCCGACATGCGTATACTCTCTTCTTTGGCCAAACGTATATTCTCCTTAAACAAGTATTTAGTAGATTACATCAGGTCCAAAGACTATCGCGGATCTTGATCAAACGAATCATCATTTCGGTATCCTCTTTTTCATAGGCCGCTTCAATCTTAGTGGTAAGTTTAAGAGCCTTCTTGCCTAGTTTTTCAGTTTCGGGATTCTTTGATTGTATGCCAATCCAACGATTTTCATCACCAGATTCCTTACGTAGAAGATCACAGTACTCACTCCAACCACTGGCATCATGTGGGTCTGGACGAGCGGGATATACTGTGGTCCACCATAGATATAGTTCTTTGATTTCCTTTGCACGTAAGGCCTGGCCTGTTGGACGACCGTAGTTTTTGTCACCTTCTTCTACACCCCAATCGTTACCAAGTGTCAGTGTCATTGCCCAGTCAAGATGATCAAGTCCAGCTTGTGGGCAACGCCATGTGCGCCAACGCCACCAACCCGTGGCCCAGAATGGAGCATCATACTTTGCTCGAGCGTCCTTATCGCCCCAGGCAATGTGATGCCAGGCCGTTTCTATTTCAACAAAATCAACCAACTCATTGAATAAGCAAGGCAAAAAGCGGTTCCCCACGTCGCACCATTCACCCGGTTTAATATCCCGGGCATGAGCGGTAAGAGCATGAGTGCGACTAACCCAACGGTTGTTAATGTAGTACTTGATATCATATATTTTCCTTACAGGCCAGGTTACAAAATCTTGGAGATGGCCGAGTCCTTCTTCAGCAATCCACCAACGGATAGGATAGTCGCGTTTAGCACGAGTTTCCCACTCATGCCATTCTTCGCTAGTACCCCATTTTAGTTTGGTAGTACCGCGAAGCCAGTCTGCAAAAGGACTGCATGACCAATAGTTAGTATGTTGTGCCATTATTCTTCTTCTACAAAATCGACCATATTGCCATCATCGTCGGCAACAATAATACGGACATTACCCGCTTCATCGGTAACTTCAATTGGTCCCCATACCCAACATTCTGTTTCATCCAAGTACCAATCACCTTCACCATCATCTTCTAGTGCCCAAGCACCTTCTTCTTCGATAAGTTCGCGCAGGCGATCCGCCTCATCTTCGTCATCGATACCTTCAATCTCAATATCGCCCCAGCAACCGCCGTCAAACATTTCAATGAGTTCAGTGTCTTCTACATTATCACCAAAGCTGCTGAACAAGTCAACACTGTCTAGATCAGCACTGCCACCTGGGCAATTGGTAAAGTTAAATTCGGGAAACTTGTCATCGTTGGTTTCTACACTGAACTCTGCCGAACGGAAACCATCTTTAACAATGATCCTTGCGCCTTTGATTTTGCGATGGTAAAAGTACTCGTGCTGTTCGCACGATTTTTTGTAGTGTGTTTTAACGGTCCACTGTGCCATTTTAATTTCCTTTAAGGTCTTCTACTATATTTGGGTTGTCTTCTAGCAGGGCCACGAGCGCATGAGTAAAAAATTTAACTTGTCGTTCAGTCATTTCAAGATCATATGCATGATCCAGCATGTGAATGACTTCATGCCACCTGGCAACTTTACGTGTCTGTGCTGTACTGTTTGCGTTGATCCAAATCTCTTGCGTGTTGAAATTAGCCAGTCCAATATGACCTGCCATTTCTTCTGCAGGTTTCATCATGATAGCATAATCAACACCGCTGATTCTCACCTGGCTCATTAGGTGTCACGTTCCATGGTACAGGCTTCTGCTACCAATGCTGATAATTGCTCGACATTTGAGCACATGATTTTGGCAGTGGTGTAGTCGCCCTTCTTAGTACGCCCACTGACTTCGATCATGAAGCCGTTGTCATACATGTTGACAGTGAAATTGTCATTTACTTTTACTAGTTTGTCGCCGAGATTGCTTACCTGTTTTGCTGTTGCCATTTTAGGATCCTTTCTTTTTACGCTTTGGATATGCAGGTGCGGCAACGATATTTTTACTATCTTCTGCCGTGATCACCATAGTTTTCTTCTCTACACTTAGTATAGCAGCCTTTACTTCATTGAGCAAGACTGCGTCGTCCCAAACTAACTCAGTTCGCCCATCTTCGAACGTCTTCACTGTGAGGTGTGTACCTTGGGTGATCCTGGGCCATCCGCCACCGGGCATGTTTATTGATTCTTCTGTTTTCTTTTTACGTGTTGCCATATCAGTCTCTCTTTAAAAATGGGGTTAAATCTGGAGCCGTCCAGCCCACAGGTTTAAGTACCTTGCCATCTTCGCGCTTGCGAACCTTGCCGGTGTCTCGATCAATTTTAGCAAAGTTAGTCGCCATGACTTCCTTCCAACCACCCTCACCATCAAATCCTGCGCTATGTATAGCACCTATTGTGACAACAATGAAGTCTAGTAGTGCATCCAATTGTTCTTCACGATCTTCCATTAACAGCGCAGTTTTAAGTTCGCGCCACTCTTCTTCCATGAGATCCAAATACAATTTGTATTGATCTGGATTTAGTGTGCCTACGGTTTGATCACAGGCCCGCATGAATTTTTCTTGATCTCTAAAAGGATTTGTCATATCAGTCCGCAATCTTTAATTGTTTTTCGTTATAGATATGTAGGGCGCCTGCAATTTCAGGAACAGTACATTCTACAACAACTCTACGCTCGCCAGCCAGTGTATCAAATACTGATACAACAATGCCTGGCCATTTATAACCGCTAACTTTTTCTACCCGATCACCTACTGCTAGTAATGTCATTTTATTCCTTTTGATATTCTAAAACTCGCCAACCTATACGTTCTAGGTCAACAGCAATTTCATCTGCTACTGTACCTTCGGGCGCATACGCTTCGGTATCTTTTATGTGCTGCTGAGTCTCAGGAGTGAGCAGTGCCCATTCTTGGGGAGTACTCTTTTCCCCCTCGTCCCAGTTGCGTATTCCGCTACAGTACCAGTCCAAGTAGTCACCTTCGTTGCGTATGTCGGCAACAATACCACCGGCATATCTCCAACTGCACATCCACGATTGTGCCTTGAGTATGGGCCACATTTCTAGTCGCTGGAAATCATTGTTGCACAGCGCAGCATAGAGATTCTGCGCATATACCCGATCACCACATACTTTTTCTACCATCCATGCGCAAGACTTGATGTCTGCTTCCATGTCGTAGCGCTCTTCGTCAGTGTGCATTTGCCAAGTCTTGATTGCTTAGGGACATCAGTGTTTGCAATAACAAGGCCACCTCAGTCTCGCTTAAACTAGATACCACTGTGTTGGTAAACTTCAATGATTTGTCGTGTGCATGATTCAGTATGCCCAAGATCAAGGGTTTAAATTCGGTGCCTTGACTGATGAATTCACTACCAGCATAGGCATAGAATTTGTTGCCGATCTTTTCAATATTGAGCACACAGGGAGTCAAGGACTGCACTTCCTCTTCTACTTGTTCGTGTACCAGGTCAACAATCTTAGATACTGTGCGCCAAACACCCACAGAGTAGCCGGCTACAAAAATAACTACAACAACGAAAAAGTAAAGCAGTTCTTGATCCATATATTATTTACTCCGCAGCCAACACACCATTGTTTTTACGCAAGTCCAGTGCCTGGCGTAGGGCACGTTCAATGAACTGATTCAATGTGATGTCCTGTTCGTGTGCCATTCGCGCATAGGTAGCAAATTCTTCGTCCGTAAACTCAACAGGCATGCTGACCCGGGTATCGTAATCTTCGCCTGCTTTGATGGCAAGGGATTTTTGGATAAAGTCATCAACCACATCAAGATCCACATACTCGATATCGTCCCAGGCTTCGTTCATGTTGACGCCGCGATTCTTGGCTTCTTTCTCGTGTTTCTTAACATAGTCGGGATTGATCATGCGGTAAGCACGATCATGCGTGTAGTCGCAGACTTCTACACTGTACACCTTGTGACTCTTGGTGCTGAACACAATATTGAAACTGTATCCACCGTCGTCATGTTTTCCATTCCAGCTGCCCAATTGATAGCTGTTGGGCCCAAAACATTGCCAACCATAAGTATCACCTTCGGTGATCTTGTAGTCAACCAATTCCATCCATTCTTTCATCGTAAGCATACCAGCTCCTTATACAAAAATTAATTTTAACACAATCTAGTTCTGATGTCTAGAGATATTTCAATCTAAACCAAGTTTCTTGGGCATCGTCGTAGAAATCCAAATATATCACAGAGTTGTAGTGGACCAAACCTTCGCCCCATTCGGTGTGCCTCCGAGAAGTAAAACCCAATTCTCGTCGCATGACATCACGTATCAGCAAGAAACTGGGCGGGTATTCCCGTGCTATGCTTGCATGTATTCTAGCCCATTCGGCTTCGGTCAATTTGATCACTGGCTACTCCATTTTAATGCACACATCATGCCCCATTCATTATCGGGCACACGCAGCGTGAAACCCGGGGCTGGCCAATTGGTATTTACGGTCCATATGTGCCCCAGGAATCTCCGTTGGCACCATTTCATAGCGCCCGCTATTTTATCATTGCTTACAGTTATATTCATGACCACTGCAATATGAACACGGTTAACACTTCATCGGTGGGTATCTCTACGGTAGTGCCCTTGCGAACCGCACCATGCAGTTGGCACCATACCTCTAACTCCCCCAGACGATCAACCCAGAAAGTAAAGTCTGTCATCACGATAAGTCTCGAGCCAAAGCCTAGAATGGGATCAGCTACTACAAATCTGCCGGCCTTGTATTCGGCCATGACATCTTCCACTGCTTCGCTCATATCCACCTCAATGCAAAAAATGTAGCAGCACCGGCGTTGGTGAAATAG